GATAAAAAGGCTGAAGGTTTTAGCCCAGGTGAAGATGGTTATCCTTCTAATGGTCGCATTGCCTGGGCATTGTGGGGTGGGGATGCCGGTAAATCATGGTCAGAGAAAATTGCAAATCAAAACAGATTTGATGATAAAACAAGATTTAACACAGCGTTAGAAATACTAAAAGAATTAAAAAAAGAGATATAATAATCACAAGTCGTAGAACACCTAACCCCGATTGCCGGCGCGTTACACCTTCTCACTACAAAAACTACTAATAGGAGAACTATGTCAAATACATTTCTTGCTTCTCTACGCGAGAAGCGCGAATCAAAGACATCACTCATTCAATCAACTTTAGACCGCGCCGCAGAAGAAGCACGCGATCTATCAGAAATTGAGTTGGCTAATGTTGAAGCCCTCAATTTAGAAATCAAAAAGTTAGATGAAAGAATTGAGCAAATGTCAGATATTGAAATTCGCAATCAAAAGGCGGCTGAGTTAGCGGCTAAGGTTGATGCGAACATTGAAACAAAGAAGGAAGTTCGCGCAGGTGGCTTTAGTGTTACACGCGAAGAACTAACTTACTCAGAGCGCACCGCAGATAAATTCTTAGGTGATGCACTAAAAGCACAATTCGCAAATGATTATGAAGCATCAGAGCGTATTCAACGCCACCAAAAAGAAATGGCAGTTGAAAAGCGTGCATCAGATTCAGGCAATTTTGCAGGCCTTGTAGTACCACAGTACTTAGTTGATCTATATGCACCATTAGCACGCGCCGGTAGGCCGTTCGCTGATGCCGCACGCAAGCATCCTCTACCTACACAGGGCATGTCGGTTGTCATTAGCCGTATAACCACAGGCACAAATGTGGCTTATCAAACATCAGAGAACACTGCCGCAGTAAGCACTGATCCTGATGACACAACACTCACAGTGAATGTGAACACAATTGCTGGACAAAACAGCATTTCAAAGCAAGCATTACTACGCGGATACAACATTGAAAACATTGTATTAGCAGACTTGTTACGCGCTTATCACACAAAACTTGATGATGCGCTTCTAAATGGATCAGGATCAAATGGGCAACCATTAGGTCTAAAGAGCATGACTACCGGAATCCTTGTTACTTATACAGCAACAACAGGAACTGTCGCGGGGCTATATCCCAAGATTGCCGATAGCATCCAGCAAATTCAATCTACAATCTATGCTAATCCAAATGCGATTATCATGCACCCACGCCGCTTAGGTTTCCTATTGGCTGGAGTAGATGGTTCAAATCGCCCACTTGTAGTACCAAATGCTTACAATCCAATGAACGCAATTGGAACAGGCAATGGAACACCACAATACGGCAATAGCGGTTATTCAATCCTTGGATTACCAATTATCACTGATGCGAACATCGCAACAAATATTGGTACAAGCACAAATCAGGATACAATCTTTGTGGTTGATCTTAATGAGTGTCATCTTTGGGAAGAAGCCGGTTCACCTACTTATGTTAAGTTTGAAGAGCCAAACGGCAAGGTTGCAATCAACATTGTTATGTTTGGAATGTCAGCCTTTACAAGTTTGAGATACCCAGGCGCAATTGCACAAATAAACGGAACTGGCTTGGCTAGTCCTTCGTTTTAAGTAAAAAATAAGTTTCCAGGCCGCTACCCTTCCAGTGGCCTGGATTCTAACTATGATTGGTATTCAAAGAATGGAGTTTGTCTAATGTCCCAGGGCGATACAGGATTTGGATACCAATCATGGCTATAACAAATGGATATGCAACATTAACTGAAATTAAAAATTACATGTCTATATCAGATAACACTGATAATGACTTATTAGAAAATTTAGTTGAATCCGCATCTAGGTCAATTGATCGGATTGCTAACCGTAGATTTTATTTAGATGCCACCGCATCAGCACGGCTTTACCGTGCTTACTCTAATATTTTTGTTTATGTAGATGACATTGGAACTACAAGTAATCTAGTTGTAGCCGTTGATGAAAATGGTAACGGTACTTATTCTAAAACATTAACATTGAACACAGATTACATTTTAGACCCATTAACTTCACCATCTTTGAACAGACCTTACACTCAATTAACAATGGTATCTAATACTGAATCATGGCCAATATTCCCAGGCATTACATCAAATGGATTACGCCCAGGCGTGCAAGTAACTGCAAGATGGGGTTGGCCTTCAGTGCCGGATGATCTAAATATGGCCTGTTTAATATTAACTGCCGATCTATACAAGCGTAAAGATGCGCCGGGTGGAATTTTAGGATTAGGTGATTTAGGCGTTGTTAGAATGTCACCTATTGGTAGAGATGTAACCGCAATGGTCAGAGCGTACAAAAAAGAAGTTATTGCATGAATCCCAGTACAGTTAGAGATAATCTAAAAACTGCACTGCAAACAATTAGCGGTATGCGTGTATTTGATTATGTCCCTGATTCTACAAACATACCAACCAACAACGCTTTTGCAATAGTTGGTCAATTATCTATGAATTATGATTACACATTAAATAGGGGCTTTGATTCTGCATCATGTCAGATTATTGTTGTAGTTGGTAGAATGAGTGAAAGAAATGGGCAGGAAAGATTGGATGGGCTACTTGCTTCATCCGGTTCAACTTCAATTAAAGCCGCCGTTGAAGTTGATAAAACATTAGGTGGTGCTGTACAAACACTCAGGGTTGTGTCTGCAAGCCCTGGAACAATAACATCCGCTAATATTGATTACCTAAGTTATCAATATTCAGTAGAGTTGATAGGTTAGTACGAGAGGAAAAATATGGCCATATTTATGGGTAATAAAGTTGCCGTGATTGTTGGAACATCTACCATTACTGATCATGTCAGCACTGTAAGCCTTGCACGCGAAATTGATCAGGTAGAGATCACTGCAATGAACGACACCGTTCAAAATATGATTGGTGGAATTGAGCGACCAACGCTTAATCTAGAACTGTACAATGATTTTGCATCAGCATCAGTGAACGCACTGTTTGAAGATGCACTAGGTACAAAACTTAATATTAAGTTAATACCAGTATCAGGTACGGTATCTGCTACCAATCCAAGTTACACAATGTCATGCCTTATTTCATCCTGGACACCTGTGAATGGTGCTGTGGATGCGGTAGCAAGCGTTTCCGTGTCGCTTCCTGTAACTGCATTAACAAAATCAACAAGCGCGTAAAAAGAAAAGGGTGGGACAATGCACAAGATTGAAATTGTTAAAAAAGATGGTAAAAAATTAACTTATGATCTTACGCCATCTGCTAAGGTGGCTTTTGAAGCCGAATTTAAGACAGGATGGCGTAAGAGATTAAGTGAACTACAAATGGAATCAGATTTGTGGTGGTTCGGATGGCGTTTAGAAAAAGATGCCGGTAAAACTGATTTAGCCTTTGGTGATGATTACATCAATCAGTATTCAGATATTGACTTGGTTTATGATTCAAAAAATGGATAGACCGTCACGGCCAAATTTACGAAATCGCATCTGTGGCGGTAAGTACCGGAATCAGCCCTAAAGATTTATTAGAAGTTGATCCAGCGATTTATTCAGCAATTAAAGCCATCTTGCAAGAACGCTATTACAACAACAAGAAGGCAACAGTTAGGCGGAAATAATGCGACCTTTGTATGCAAGATTACCTGGCCGAACGAGATCATTAGCCGCAGTGCCTTCTATCTATGTTGAAAATTTAGATGAACTAATGGCGACTATGAAAAAAATAGAACCTGATTTACACAAAGAATTTAGAAGAGAATTAACTAAGGCCGTAAAGCCTGTGGCAAAATTGGCACAAGACTTTGTGCCACACTCACCATTTCCAGGATGGCGTGATGTTGAACCTTCATACCCACCTGCATGGGGATGGGCTAATGATCAAGCACATAGGGGTAGAACTTTTGGCGAAAGTAAAAGAAGCCGTTGGAAGTGGTCACAAACAGAAGTTAGACGCGGCATAAGAGTTAGTTCGGCTAAAACTAAAGTTCAAAGAGTTAAAGGCACTACATTTTCTGTAACTGCATTAGCGGTAATTAACAAATCTGTACCAGGTATAATTTATGAGTTGGCAGGATTTGGTACATCAAAATCAAGAAGTAAAACTAGGCGTATTAGTCGTAACCCTAATGCTAGTGAATCTTTTATTGGCAGATTACAAGGTACATCTGAATCACAAGAATATAAAGAAAAAAGATTGATTTACAGGGCATCACAACAATTAGGTGGCGAAGTAAATGATAATCTATACGGTGTGCTTAAAAAATATCTAGGCGAAAAATTTAGGGGTTAAACATGGCATTAAGTCAGTATGTTGCAATTAACTTCCTTACTAAGTTTGATAAAAAAGGCCTAGAGCGTGCCACAAAAGAATTAAAGGGTTTTGATAAAGTAGTTGCAACTGGATCATTTAGATTACAGGCTTTCGCCAAAGCCGGTGGAATAGCCGCCGCCGCAGGTTTAGCCATATTTACAAAAAACTCTATACAAGCCGCTTTAGCGCAGGAAAGATTAGATAAACAACTACAACTTAGTTTAAGAAGCATTGGGCAAGAGTTTGAATTGCCGGGTGTAAAAATATTTATAGCCGATTTACAACGCGCTACAAACATTACAGAAGATCAATTAGTTCCTGCCTTGCGCCAACTTATCACTCAAACCGGGGATTTGGATATATCGCAAACATTATTAAGTAAATCATTAGATATATCAGCCGGTACTGGGGCTGATTTAAATATGGTACTTGATGCTATAAATAAAGCGGCGATAGGTAATTACAAATCTATAACCGCGTTAGGTATTGGATTTACAGCCGCAGAAGTAAAATCAATGGGCTTTGTAAAGTTAATGCAGAATTTAGATAAGTATGCCGGATCAGCCGAAGAACAAACCAATTCATTTGCAGGCAAATTAAAATCATTTCAAATTAGCGCAGGTCAGGCTACCGAAACTTTAGGGCAAGGATTTTTAACCGCCGCATCTTTCATAGCAATTGGATCAGATAACCTAGATGTATTTGGCGTTAAATTAGAAAAAGCCGCAACACAATTGGCCGATATAAATGTTGGATTCTTTTCAAAAGGTTTAGGTCAAGCCGCAATAGACGCAACTCTTATTGGTTTGGAAACCTTAATAGGCGAAAGTACAACATTGCAAGAAATAGAAAAACGCGGTATTGACATAAGAGAACAAAGAACTTTGCAAGAACGCGGTTATTTAGGTTTATCACAATTAACTATTGATGCTTTAGAAAAACAACGCATATATGGTAAAAAACAATTAACTTATGCTGAAATGTTAAAGAAAATTCAAGCGGATAATTTGCGTAGAGAAAAAAGTTTAACCGCAGAAAAACGCGCACAAGAAGCATTAGATAAGAAGAAGAA